CTCGCCAGATAGATAGATAGATATAGAGAGAGAGTAGATGGAGTTAGATACTGCTTTATCTACTCTATCTATTTCCCTGTTTCTGCAGTTCACCCTCTCCAGATAGATAGATAGATAGATAGATAGATAGAGAGTAGATAGGATTATACTCCTCTATCTGCTCTATCTCTTTCCAGGTTTTTACTAGTCCACCCTGTTTGTGTAGAGATAGATAGATAGAGAGCATCGATAGAGCAAAATTTATATACACTACTGACAGATAGTATAGATAGAGGAAACATGATACGCCCTAATACCCCGTTAGGGGTTTCGGAGGATGCAAGCAGGAAGGATGTGAGCAGGAAGGAAGTAGACGCCCACTTAGTAGAGGCTCACGTTTTTGGGCCCGATACTGCGGTATGCGTCTACTTCGTTAGACCTGAGGGTATAGAGCCCTTCTACCTGGTCACCCTAAGATACGGGGCTAGCGAGGTAGCCTGGGGCATGGACTACACGACAAAAAAGGCCCTTTCCAGGGCTTCTCAGGAGTGGGCAATTTATGCCCAACAAGGGGAGGAGAACCCATTCGCGGAAGTGCTCAGGCTGGAGGAGGTGTGACAATGGAAGAGGAAATACAAAAAGACCTGGAGGACTTGAAAACCCTCCTTCTCCATGACAACTTGTTTAATTACGCTATACTCAAACGAGTAATTATCATGGGGAGAATAGGGATAATACTACTTGGGGAGTTCCACAAGGATCCAATGGGGCAGACTCAACACGCTGCAGGATACCTTACCATGGGCAAAAGAACCAGAATGCTAGACCTTGACGTATATTATGTTCCATATTCCAGGAGGGTTATCCTCTCCCTCGGGAGGGTAACTGTGGAAATGACTATGGATGAGGTCAAGAAGATTTTGGAGGATGAGGATGATGAGGAGGAGGAATAGGGAGGCACTGTTACAGGAAGGATACAGGCCTTACCTAATAAAGAAGATACTGGAAGAAGATGAAGAAATGAAAAGGATCGCAGAAGAGTTGGCCAAACTTTTCAGGGAGGATGACGCATGAACATGAAAAGCTTAGGATGAGAAAGATGCGAAGAAAAACAAGAAAACAACTTTTCAAAAATGAACGGGAATACAGAGATTTTTTGCTAAAGTTACATCTAATTCTACTCCTTTTACACACGGATGATGAATCGGAAAGTGAATCGGAAAGGTTAAGGCACGAGGATTAACGGTTTTTTTACCCTGCCCGAATCCCGACTTTTTGGCTTGTTTCAGCTAGGTGTAACGGTAATGGTGACAGGGTCACTGAAGTGTTATCCCACCTTCTTAGTGGTAGGTAGCCGACTTCTGAGCGTGTCATAATAGGTAACAATTTTTATACCCTGTTTTGCCATAGTAGGGTATGAACACAAGAGGCATAATTTTGCTATACATAGGCAGAAAAAACTGCATCACACTGCAGGAAGTCTGCAGGGATCTCCACCTGGATGAACATAACGCCAAAATGGCACTTAGCAGGCTCACGAGGGAGCATTATATAACAAGGAGGTGGATGCGGGACTCGAACGGCAGGCGTGTCAGACTTTATTGTATAAGCAGTTCAAAACTCAAGGAGTATAACGTTTGATGTGCCATGGATCCTTTATGGCTTGTAGTTTGCTGTGGTGCTATATACTTGGTAGGGTTGTGGTTCTGCCTGGTTGAGGCGAAGGGGCTAAGTAACACATACACGTAAAACCCACGCTAACCAGGCTTATTTTACCTTATTTTTGGCATCTGTTGGGCTAAGTGTAACCTTAACTTGCGTTAGTAGGTCTAATTCTTTCTCTTTTCTCTTCCTTAGATATTCCTGATAAAAGGGGTCAGGTAGGTCAACTTTGAAATAATCTATCGCCTTATGTATCGATTTGGTAGTAAATTCGCCGCTTTTGTTCCTTGTAAATTCTTTTTGATATAATAACGCCTGTCCGATTTTCTGTTTCTTGTATTTCCATACTATCTTTATTTGGTACCATCCCTTTTCCCTAAGGAAATAGGCTATGTCGTCAGGTGCGGGCGTAGTAAAGATAACTGCTGAGACCCTAGTCCTCATGAGAGCGTAATATGAGTAAAAAGCCTTCATGTAGTCCTTGAACCAATAATACTTAGACAGCCAAATACTTGCATCATCGAATATAATATAAGGTATCCTTTGGTCTTTCTCAGTAAGTTGCTGGATAAAGTCTAAAGCTTCAGGCAACTCGAAGAAGTAGTTCACGTATTTCCATGCCTCATCCTTTGTTTCCAAACCACGTAACGCATATTCCACATCCCTGGCCACCTTAAAGGCGTAAGTGGTCTTTCCAGTGCCCTGAGGGCCGAATATAACTGCTGATACAAATCCCATGTTTCTGTAGGCGTCAACTATCTTTTGGGCTAACCACAGAAGTTCAGTCATTGTTCTCCTGCTCCATGTCGGTGTCCTTACCACCGTGAAGTAATTGTTTAAACAAACTCTTGTTAACGTTTTCCCTGACCTGGCCGCTACTGGCCCTAAGCACCCTCAAAATGTCCCGTCTGCCTCTTCCTCCCTTACTAACCAGATGGTGCTTTAACGCTTCTGCGTAAACCTCTAACTCCGTAACTGGCTCTTCCCCGAAATATGCGGGCAGTTTGGCGAATTCACGGGCCGTTAGAATAAGGGAAATCTCTCCTCCTGAAAGGTAAAACATGGTGTCCTTTGGGTTCACAAGTTCACTGAGGGCCCTGTTAGTCACGGTGTAAGGGTTTTCGATTTCTTGGGGTTTCTCATCCTGATTTAGATCCTGTAGCCTTCTCCTCAGCTCCTCATTTTCTTTCTCAAGTTGTTCTGTAGACTTCTGCTTAGCCATTTAACTCCCCTTTGAGGAATTAGTCGGAATCGTGAAACTTGGTGAGGATGTAGTATGCGTTACTGTGGTGTTAGTTACGTGCTGAGTAAGTAGATGCGTTAAGTTTGCGTTTGCTATACCGAAACCTATAGCCACACCTATGCCGATACCCATGACCGCACCGACTATTAACATGGTGTAGTCTACTGAACCTCCTGCTTTCGCTAACGCTTCGAAAAACCTAGTCCTTATTAGTGAGTGCATTATTTGCGGGGCATTTAGTGTCTTTAGCGTTGCCTCCCTTATCTTTTGGTCTATTTCAAGAGAGAGCGTATAGGGGAAGTCGGGTAGGACAAAATGCACTGCCACGAACTTCTTTCCAAACGGAAACTTTGGCCTTTCCAACAATAGCGGTTCGCCGTTTAAAATCCAGTCCTTTCGCATCTTCCGATTTTCCAACATCAAATACCCCTGATTTTCTATGAGTTTGACTTTCCGCAAAAAGAGAAACTGAAGACCAGCACGACTCTGCTGTAACATAGCCACATAATGCTCAGCTGTAAACAGTCTGCTATTTATCCACTTCTTGACTACCTTGACGTTAACGTCAATCTTCTCTTTCTTAAACTTCTTGTCCTTCTTAGATAGTTCTGCCTTCAGCTGTTGGAATTGGGCACGTTTAAGCTCAAACTGCCGCTTTTCATACACTTTGTACAGTAAACGTAAGTCTTTACTATCGGTTAACTGTCTCTTGGCTTCCTCATACTTCTGCCTTAACTCCTCCAGGCTTTGGGTTTTTCTTAGCTCCTCCTCCCATGCGTTAACTAATTTTCCATCACTCACCTAAGTCACCTCTTAGTAATCTCCGTAGGTGACGGAAAAAGCACAATGCCCGAAGGCTAAGATGAGGACTGCTAGAGGAGATAACCCCGATAGCGTTGAGTTTCTGCGGAATAATGCTAACTTCCCTTTCCATCCTCTTCACTCTCTTGACGGAGATAACGTAATCGGCATAGTTAAACCAAAACCTGGGCCTTGTCGTTTTGGCACTGACAACATTCCTTTCCCTCCTCATATCCGCTCCTCCCTAACCCACTGGAAGAAGAAGGCGAAGTTAACCAGTCCGAAGGCTAACGGAAGAAAGGCTAAGTAAAAGTTTGAGGATGAAAACGTTATGTCGGTGTAGTTCTGCACGAATGCCAAAAAGCCCACTGTGCCCATTACAAGACCCAAAAGGTTAACCAGGTAGTTTCTTGCTACCAACCCTAGGAGTGGGACTAGAATACCTAGAATATACACTACATCGCCTAACGCACTCACAAAAATAAATAGAAAGTTTGACCTTATAAATTACCCCTTAGTCCCGATACATTTTATAGGCTACCACTGCGGGGACTATTATTAGCACCAGGATGTAGAACAGCGGCACCAGGTTCACTAGTGTGGCGTTTGAGGCTCCCACGTATTGAGGGTTAGTTTTTGTCGTGTTGCCCACTGTGATGGTAGGAGTGGTTACGGTGTGCACATAACTCACAATGGGCGACAGAAGAACCACACCAATGAGGATGAACAGAAACAGAAAAATTAATGGCTTAAGCTGTACTTCCATCTTTTTCCCCTTAGTCCTTGTATATCTTATAGGCTACCACGGCAGGCACTATGATTAACACCAGTATGTAGAATAACGGCACCAAATTCAGTAGTGTGGCATCGGTGCCCGTCACCGTAGGCGTCGAACCACCAGTTAAATTACTGACTTGGGTCGCTATGACAGGCAGGAGTACTATTCCTATTAGGATAAAGATGAAGAGCCCGATAAGGACTCCAATGTTAAGAGAACCCTCGGCTTTACGCCTCATCAGGTTTTTGGCCACTGCCACCTTTAACCTTCCTGACATTTCTGCCCGTATTAAAGTTTGCGGCAGGATTTATAAGACCCTTTAGTTCTGTATTCAGGATCTGAATTTCTGCCGAATTGTCTTTAATTTTTGCGTATAGTGTCCTGCCATTTTTGTATAACTCAACATAGCCTTGTTGGTCTAATACCCTCAAATGGCGTAGCACTGTCGCATATGACAGGAGTAAGGTATGGGAGATTAACGATGCCGATAAGACGTAATTCTCCCCTACCAATTGCAGGATTTTCTTCCGTAGCATCTTAGCCCTTATTTCATTCGCACTGTAGGTCATGGGCCGTAACCCCGTATTAACTTCACCAGTTCCCAAATCAAGATGAAATTTATGATGAGCACGAAGGCAGTGAGGAAAGCCCCTACCACGGGCACAGATGACAATAACCCCACGCTACCCGTGAATATGGCCAACAAATACCCTAACACGTCTGCGATTGTCAAGAAAACCCATATTATCCAATCAAAAACGTAGAGCACAGGGGCTAACCATGCGAAGGATACGCTAAAGAATGTTATAGCTGGAATTGCCACGCTTGGCACTGTTGCTCCCAAAATGCTGAATGACGGTATAAGTGTTATTGCAGGTATACCCGCAGACCACGTTATAGATGAGGCGGCCAACACTGCGGAGGCATACGAAGGAGTTGCGGGGATGCTGGGTGCTGTCAGTCCTCCATACGCTCCTACCATCATGGCTAAGAACACATCAAACAGTAAAACGTAGATTATGAGCTTAGTACCCATTCTTGTCACCTAAAATTAACCCCGCTATTACACCGAAAATCACCGCTATCCCCCAATAGACAGGCATGAAGTCCATGAACATGAGTGCGAAGGTAGACGCTATTGCGGTTATTATTGCTGGTATTTTACCCGCCATTTTGTAGGTCAGTCCCATTATAACCAGTATGATGATGACTCCAACCACAGGCCCTAAGCCCGTTTGGAGGGCTAAACTAATGGCGTCGGTCATTCTTCACCTCCCATAAAACGGTCTACAAATGTTTTAGCTAATAGCATCGCTATTCCGAAAATGAAGACATAGAACAGATACCAGGGCACCAGACCCAAATAACTTACGGCAATAAGCCCCATTACTGCGGCTCCTGACGCTCCGCCCCTTCCACCAAACTTCCACCCTATTAACGTGACAGTTACCGCTACTACAATACCTATCAGCTCAGCCCACGGCTGTGAATTACTAAAGTTAAACAGACTGGTGGTAGGGGCTATGTGGTTCGTGAATGGATTTGTATAGTTGTAGTTCTGCGTTGTTACATTTGTGGTTGTTGTGGTAGTTGAGGGTTTAGTAACTGTTATGTTTAGTATTACGTATTTGTCCAATCCGCTCCAGTAGATGTCTACCAACTGATAGGGTGTGTCGGCCAGAGTTACGGTGACCTGGCCGTATCCTGTGCTATTGGTGTACCCGCTAGTTAGTTGTGTTAATGTGCTGGTATTGGTGCCCGTGAGAATTGTATAAGCCTGGTCTGCCGTAGCGGATTGCAGAACAACACCATCCACAAATAACCAATTAAGCGTTAGTTTGCCTGCCCCGTAATAGAAACCTACACCTATCACGTCTGACGTGTTGCTTATTTCTAAGCTTTGGCCCTGACCGTTTGTTAGTAATAGTTGCCCGATACTATTAACTTGGATTTGCAGGCTGTTGACACTGTTGTTACTAAACGTTAAGCCTGTAGACCCGTTGAAGGGTATAAGGTAGTTTTGGCTCCTTGTGATTATGAGGAAACCGTCATTTTGTGAAGACCAATATCCCTTAAACTCCACTAAGCTGGATGACACCAGGGAGGCGTAAGTCCATTCGAAGGTAGAAGTAGACGTAAATGCCGAAGTTGTCACATTGGCTATGGGCGTATTAAGCGTAAATTGGAAAGTAAAAGTCACCTTAGTGCCTTGGGTGGCTGTAGTCGGGTATTGTGAAACGAATATAACGGGCGTTTGGGTTGCGGGGTATAACGTTATTGTGCCCGTGATAGAACCCATGGAAATTCCATCCTCTTCTACTTCAATACTATAATAGTATGTTGTTTGTGCGTTAACGTTTGCTGTAACAGTGTAAGGCAATGGCACGAAACCATTAGTTAGGCCCTGTATGTTTATTTCAGCAGTAGGCTTGTCCTCCACAACATAGCCTAAGTTACTAGGGTAGTTGGGCGCTGTCGTGTTTACCACGGTGATTGATTGGCCGCTTATGTAGGAAGACGCAGGAGGTGCCACGAACACCGAAACGGCGAAGGCACTGACAAAAACGGGGATTGTGACGTTTTGGTAAAATGTCTGGCTAGGAGTAACGACCTGAAACTCTACCGTGACGTTTAGATACCACCCGTCAACATTGCCTGACGGGTAAACATTAGGAAGCACATATATCCCATTAGTAGAAGTTGTGTATGTGACTGACCCTTGTACTGATAAGGGGAATTGACTACCTGCCACGGTGTAGTTTTGTACGTTTACTATCTTCATCACGCTCCAGGAGGAGGCGTTACTCGTGATATTGACGGGGTTCCCTGCCCCTGTGAAAGCGTATAGTGCTTTCACACCGTTGCCCAATGTCACAGATGTCCAGGATAAAGTTACAGCATAAGGTGGAGAAGACTGAGACCCGACATATTTGTAGTTAACTATCACCCATTGGCCATATCCATAACCCGGCCCAATATTATTCACGCTAATAACGTAGGTAGATGTTAAAGTTACCAGTGGCTCAGCCGAAAAGCCTTTGGAAGTTTGAACAACAGGACTTGCGGTGTATGTGTGTGCAGTGCCATTGTTCCAAAAGACTTCGACATGGTTAGGGGAGGTGAATGAGAAACCTAAAAGAATTTGCTGGTTTACACTCAGAGACCCAACAGACCAATTGCTCTGTAAAACCCCATCATAGAACAGGAAGAGATGATAATCAGCCATGCCACCGCGTTCCAATGCTACCACAATACCATCAGCACCGTAGGGAGATGCGGGCCCATAGTTACCCGTAAACCCTGAAGGATAATTAACACCGTAGCCTATGGCGATTGAACCGTAGGCCTTGGAATTACCTGAAGACGCCAATAGCCATGTAACATTTAGAGCAATATTGGAACTGCTAAGCGATACGGATGCGTTGTTACTTATGTACTCCTGGTTTGGCAAAACTTGCAGTTCGTTAGTGTTAACAACACTAACTACTGAGGGATTTGACCACGCCAAACTTTGCCAGTTAGAACCAGGGTCGGTCACAGCAGATGAAGAGGATGATGAAGCACTAAAAGGAATAGTGGTGGAGTACTTAGACCATGAAAAGCCTCCACCCCCACCGACCCTAACTACCGCTAAAACAGGGGTAAGTAAACCCACAAGGACTAGGGCGGTCAGGACTAAAGCACGCCACATCATTAACTACAATAAAAAAAGGCAGTTTAAAAAGGGACTATTCTTTTACCAGTAATACTCTACTCCTTGGGTGCCGACATCGCTAAACATTGGTAATGCATTTCCATTCGCTTTTGGTGGGGTCATATAATATATTACACCGTTATAAAGCGGAAGCCCGTAAAATGAGGCCGTGCTGTTTGACGCAGATGCCTGAACAAATACGTAGTTGCTCGTTGGGATAACAGGGAAATTAAAAGGCGTGGTGCCATTTAGGGGGTCTTCCACCTCGAAGAATACTTTACCATCGGGTATAGGGTATTGCAGGTTTACAGTTTTGCTAAAGTATACTTGGCCGCTCTTGGCGTTTTCAATATAAACCCACGCACTAGTTATTTGTCCGTTGGTCAGTGTTGCTTTAATTGACAAATTAAATAGATAGTTAAGGTTTACCGATGAACCATTACCACCGAAGGCACCACCACCGAAGGCTATAAAATTATAGGCGTCGTATTCTAGGCAAGAATAACCTCCATTGTCGCCCCACGCTTGCACTTGCCATTCTAGCGTCCATCCTTGGCCGTTGGTGAGAAATAAAATAACTGGTTGTATATAATAAGCACCAAACGGGCCGACTTTTGCTAGTTGCCCTAAGGCTATATAATATTCGGCAAGTTGTTCACCTCCTTGGGTGGTGTTATATTCATATGTCCCGCTAAGGTTCAGGAGTGTCGTCACAAAAGTTATATTAGTAAGGTTGTACGCAAAACCTGCGTCATTGGATATACAAAGTGGGCTAAATGCGAAGCCATTGCCACCTCCTCCAGGGGGATTGACTATTTTGATCGCATAGCTTACGGGCATTGTCAACAAAAACATGGCTAAAAGCCCTAAGGCTAATACTTCCTTCCTAATAAGTAATTTCCTCATTAGGGACTTTTAAGAAAAGAATGGGTTTAAAAGAAGCCTGTTAACTTACACAAATGTTATGCTTCTTGCACACGTGGTCTAGTGCTGAGTCCGTGGAGGCTAACTGTCTTTTACAGACTGGACAGGCCGTCATATGTTCCGCATAACGTATATGTTGTTTTAGACTAAGGTAAGAGCTGAAGGGGGTTAAGCACAGAGGGCAGGCATAAGGCGAAACTGCTTTAGCAGTCAGTAACTTGAAAAGATAAGAGCTTTCATCTAACAACTCAGGGTTATATATAAGCACCTTAACAATTATCCTAATTATCTTCTTCTGCTCATTGGTAAGTTGGTGGTATCGGCTTAGTTCTTCCAAAGATAAATGTATTCCTAAAGTTTTATGATTACTCAGGTATTTTTTAATACCTGACTGCATTCTCTCACGGTCTGCGTTATTAGCTCTCTGCCGTGTTGGAGTCTTCAGCCAACATCAAAATAATACCCCTCCTAACGGCTTCACTTCGGCTTATCCTATGCTTTATGGCATACTTCTGCAATTGGTGGAGAAGTCGGGCGTCGATTTTAAACGAAATTACAACAATGTCCTGCCTATAGCTAACTAACTGTTCCACGTCACTCACCCTCGGGCTTAGCGTTTAGTATCTCCTCGGCTTCTTGGGTTTCCTCCCCTTGCTCATTCTCAATCCAAACGAATACAGTCCTCCTATTTTTGGTCTGGATGTCGCACTCCTGTGGGTGCTTCTGGCAGATCATCCTTAACGCCCTTTGAACGTTATAAGCGGTGGTGGTGGATACCTCAAACTGTGCTATTATATCTTCTAAGCTAACTTGGTGTCTGTGTTTTAATATTTTGTACATTACTTGGGCCATCTCGTAACTATTTAACTGTGGCATTTCTTACCACGTATACACTTTCTCCACAGTGTATTTAAACTTTTCTCTCTGTCTACATTATATGTCTCTATCTATCTATCTACCAGAGACCAGATCTGGATCTGAAAGGATTAGAGATAGAGTAGAAACCACAACACAGAGGATAGGTAAAGACCATCTACTCTATCTATCTATCTCTACACACAGCGTGAACTAACAAAAACACGGATAGAGACAGAGTGGATAGAGTGAGATACTCCATCTACTCTATCTATCTATCTATCTCTACACCAGATCTGGATCTGGAAAACAGAGGATAAGAGATATAAGTGATAGAGCCAATCTAATTCTATCTACATTGTATATCTATATCTATCTCTACACCAGATCTGGATCTGGATCTGAGGATAAGAGATAGAGTAGATGGAGTATCATCATCATTATACAAACTAGTTATGTTTTTGTTAGTTTACTCGCCAGATAGATAGATAGATATAGAGAGAGAGTAGATGGAGTTAGATACTGCTTTATCTACTCTATCTATTTCCCTGTTTCTGCAGTTCACCCTCTCCAGATAGATAGATAGATAGATAGATAGA